TCAAACTGCTTTTGCGTGGGGCATGGATGGGACAAATGACGACAATTTCTGGTTAAGTATGGCAATCTGGTCGCTGTCGTTATCAGCCATCCACTTACCGTAAACCTGATAAACCATCTGTGCATTCGAGTGGCCCATTTGCGAAGCAATAAAGCTTGGGTTCGCTCCGGCTGTTAAAGACCAGCAAGCATATGTGTGCCTGGATTGATACGCTTTCCGATAGCGTAATCCCGCGCGGCGCATAGCAGCCTCCCAACTCTGGTTTACCGAGCCTACGGCATAGTGATGACCAGAACGTCCGTTCTTCGCATGCAGGGAAGGGTTGAACACAAACGTGCATTTGTGGACTTCCTTCTTTCTGTACTCCCTGAGCAGCACATCAATCTCATACTGTTTTCCTAATCTGGTCATCTCGGCCTGATCACGAAGTATGTCCTTTGCAGCATCAATAAGCGCAATCACCCGATCCGTACCCGCGTCAGTTTTTGGAAGGGTGAACTCCTTCTTCAGCGTGTGGTTACGGCGAACGGTAATAGTTCCGGCCTTCAAGTCGATATCCTCCCAGGCTAATGCGCACATTTCCCCATGACGCAGACCGGTATACACAGCCAGTGACCAGAAGTTTTTAACTTGCCGGTTGGCGCAAGCATCAATCAACCGGATAAACTCATCGCGAGTGAGTGGATCTGGTTCGACTTTAGAGCGACGCATTGGCGCCATACCTTCCATTGGGTTCTCTTTCACATAGCCATTAGACTTAGCGAAACAGAGCATTCCATACAGCACACCCATGTAAAAGTTAACGGTGGCAACCGAGCGCCCGATTACAACTGATTTGTGGCCACGCTTTGGATTCTGTAACCCTGTTAGCAACTCCTTCCTAAGCGAAAGCATCCTCTCCTGGTTAACTGATGTGATTAGAGTTCCGGCGCCAATCATTGGGATTGTATTTCTTAACGCAGACTGATAGCGGCCCATCGTGTTATTGCAGATATCCATCTCTTTCAGCGAAAGCCATTTCTCAGCCAGATCCTTAACTGTGATGCCATTCCTTTCCTCGCCAAACTTCATGAGGTTGGAGGAGCTCGGGAACTGTGCTGCGTAATTGAATGTGCCGGTCTTTATTGCGAACGCCACTGACGAACGCAATTCACCCGCTGACTTCCTGTTTTTTGGCGTATCGGGAATGCTCAACTTCTCCCGAACGCGCTTACCCTGATACATAAACCAGATACGCAAAAACCCTCCGTGGTTCTCAACACCCGGTGGATACACTATCTTTCCCATGATGACTCCTGTTTGTTGAAAGGGGTGACAGGTTAAGCTTTTTTGCGTCCCGCGGCACCAGGCTGATTTGATGCCTGGCGTTCAATCCATACATTAATTTCAGGAAGGTTGTACATGCACTCGCTGGTAGGTTTCGGCTCACCCTCTGGCGACACGTGCAGATATTGGCGCCCCTGCATCCAGGATGTTTTGCGCGCGCGGCGAATGGTGCCTTCACGCAGGCCGGTAACTTGGATCAGCTTTTCTTCTGTTACCCACTTATTTGGAACCAGTTGAATTAATTCGCTCATGGCTTTCTCCAGGCGTAAAAAAACCGCACGCGGCGGTAGGTTATATATGGTCTTTAATCGGTGAAATTTACTGCGAATAGCTCACACGTAATCCATTCTTGTTGCAATGGCTCACATGCGAGCTTATTGGTGAGTGGTGAGGTGGTTATGGTTCATTTGTGACACTTTTCGGCGGTCGATAATCATTAGCCATCTTCACGCCAAGGCGAATATCATTGAACTCAATGTCGCCCTTGATGCGATTGTGTCTGAATGCCACCGTCAGGAACTCCAGACATTGCGCATCAGTCCATTCATCCGGCACCGGCACAGCCTGGGGTGGCGGGGTTGAGAATAACTTGAATCCGTCAGTAAAATTATTCCAGTCCGCATGCGAATGTAGGCAGACAACTCGCGCATCAGGATGACTACCGCTGTCGTCATATTCTCCCAAGCAAACCTCACCAATAGGCTCCTTGCTTGCCTTCCGGTACGCCAGCAGCTCGCGCGCCATAGCTGCGCACTGTGTATGTGATGGAGGGAATGCCATCTGATCAACGCTTCCAATATTTGCTACTTCTTCAAGCCGCTCATCACTCAGCACCTGCTCTAATCCCATGCGATTGGTAGTCATAGATCCTCCGGTCCTTCTGGAATAGGTGCCCAATGGGTGATGTCGAGGTCTGTCATGCCTTCAATCTGGAATGACCATTCCCACTCGCCGGTTTCGACTTGGCCCATCCCATACCATAAAGAACGCCATCCAATTAGCTTGCCCTCACCATTGGCATCAAAAAGCAATACGTTCTCGTTACCAGGTGGCAGGCAGTCGTGAACACTAAACCACGCCTCATTAACTGCATCGCGCCATGCCACAGACACAAGCTTCCCGCCGAGTATTTCAATACCTGCGTTAACTGCCGGTTCCTTCCCGTCCTCAAACTCAACAACGAAAGTTACTTTACCCATCTCACTCACCTTCCACTGTGCCGCCAGCGGCGCGGATTGCTTCGATGACCATGTCCTTATGGAGCCAGTCTCCGGAACCGCTCATAATTGCTCGATACGATGTAGACTGCTGCCCGCCTCGAATCACTGACGGCTTGGAACCATCTGGCAACTTAACGTATAGCGGCGCAGCTTCACGCATAGCATCATTGGACTTAACGCATAGTGGGCGAAATTCCAGCTCATCAGCCTTAGCGCCAAGAGCTATCGCCCATACTGCCCATTTATCCTTCTGCTCTTGCAGCTCCGCACACTTCCGCTTCATCTCTGTCAGTTCATTGGATAGCTGCATCATGCCGTTGGGTGCGGATTCGAGTTCATCCCTGCGATTCTCTGCGGCTTCTGCTCGTCTCCTCAGCGCCTCACTGCAACCCTCAGCCTTGCGAATTGCCAAATCCAGATGTTTGTTTAGCGCATTTTCGGCTTCCAGCGCCGCTATCAGTGCATTGAAGCGTTGGGCTATGGATTCATTGTCAGGAAACTCCTTTTCCCAATCTTCACGCAGAATCTTCGCGCTGATAGGATTCATGGTGAACCGCTCGACCATTAAGCTTGATAATTGCTTAGTTATCGCAATCATTCGCACATCACTGTTAGTGGCTTCGTATGCTGGGTTAGTCATGGGTGGACTCCTTGCGCAGTTGCGAGGCGAATGCTTTTGCAAGCTCATCAACATATCCATGCGTGAAATCCACCGGGCTGTGCGGGTAGTCAATATGTGCGACGAACATATCCACGCCCTGCGCCTGAACGTTTGCAATAGCAGCGTCGGTGGCCTGGGTTTTGATATCGTTAAGCGCGTCAGTAAATCCCCCGCGCTCCATGCAAAGCTCAGCTTCGTAATCAGCATCGAAGGCCGCGCTCTTACAGAATTTCTTCAACCCCACATTTTCCGCAACCAGCGCATCACGCTCTTTCAGTAGCGCGGCATAGTCTTCATGCGAGACATATTCACCATCGGAGTTTTCATTTTGGAAAGCTGAAAACTCCGCACCAAAATCGTCGTTGTAGTAAAAGTCATAACGTTTAACTGTCATCTCTCATCCCTCAATGCTGAGCAAATTGCTCGCGTTCGTGTTTAGTCGCATATCGCCACAGGTACGCGCAGTGGCTCGTATTGCATTGCTCTCTGTTGCGTTCATGAGAGCCTCAGTGGTGAGTTATTTTCTTCATGAAGGCGTCGATGTGCCGGTTCTGGTCAGGCGGTGGGAAGCTATGCCGCGCTTTCAATTCTGTTTCACTTGGCATTGGGCGCTGTCTGCGTTCGATTTTTAAGTCTCCCGGCGTCAGATCGGGATTGTATGAGTTGCTTCGCATGGGTAATCCCTCAGAGTTTTCCGGCGCGATACTGCTGCTCGGCTAAGGTTTCTTTGCTGGATGCTTCAATAGCCGGAGCCAGAAGCTTTCTGTTGGCTTTGCCAATGGTTGAGTCAGGATGGATATCAAGGCCTGCGAGCGGGGCGGTTACGGCTTCATTGCGGGCAATAATTTCACCGCGCCGGATATCGACTTTCTCAATGACCTTGTCGAAGCAATCAGCACATGAAGTAAAGCCGCGGTACTCATATGCGTTATTGCCATCTACCTCTTTCTTGCAGAGGCAGCACTTATACATTTCCATGGGTAATCCCCTTAGTCGCTAGTGCGATGAGGTTTGTGTTTGGATTTGATAGTCGGGGTAGGTGGCTGGAATCAGCCGAGTGCGTCGATATAAATGCCAGCTTTGATAAGTCTGGCCCGGCGCTTCGCCGCTTCGATGTTCTTCTCTTTCATGCCTGGGTGAAGGTGTGACAGCGTCCTTTTGCTAACCAGAATGCTTTTACCTGCGGTTGGTTTTACCCGGTTGCCGCCGATGCTTTCGAGTGTGTAAATCCTGTCCAGCCTCCTTCCTTCCAGCTTAACCCATTCACTTGCTGATATAACCGCAGTGGCAGAGCCAGAAAGCAGGGCGCTACGTGCATAGCGGTTGAATGCTGGTAAATCCATTCCGAGCATTGCGGCAAGCTCCGATCCGGTTGCTGGCCCTTTACTTAGCCGCCAGCAAACTCGCTCCTTCATCCCTGAGTTATTGCACCCGCGCCGATAGAAAATTAAGTGTTTCATCACTCACCATTTTCATTTCCGAGTTCTGATTTCCGCGCCTGGTATGCTTCATCAAGCTTTTTGAGTTTGTCTTCATCGCCAGTTAATGCGGCTTTCGTTTTCTGGTAGAAGTGCTCGAGCTTCTTGTCGGTGGCAGCGATTGCCCGCTCACAGAACCATGAAAGCGGATCGACGACATTCAGCTTTTCAACTCGGTGCTCGGTACGTTTGCCGCGGGAAGTGGTGAGCATTAGCGAGAATGCCGCCTCGACGTGACTCATTGCCTTAACTTTGATGCCGCCAACTGCCACGCCGCCATACTTAACTGACGGGTCACCAACAAGTGTCAGTGACTTACCCACCCACGAATGCCCATCATTTCCCCAGCCACCAATCAGAACGCGACGCATTGATTTAGACGGCTTGTATGGACGACCATCGAAACCTTCAAGGTCAATCATTACCGGCTGTTCTTTGTTTCCAGCACGAACTGATTTGATTACTGCCGTTATGCTTTGCGACTGCACATCCTCAAAGTTGAGCTGGTCAGATTTGGGAATTATTGTTTGTGACAGATCCATTAGAGATATACCTCCTCGTCAAATTCTTCTTCAAACAGATAGCCAGGCACGTTGATTTCGCTTGATGGCAAGACCATTCCTTCCGTCTGCGGCGTGTCGCCAGCCATGCACTCAACGAGCTTATTCATGGCCTCAAACATGATCTTTCTGCCGAGCTCAAGAGAGTCCTCTCCGATGTAGTACATGCAGTTTTTGAATGGCGCGGTGTTCTCGATAGCGAAGAAACAGAACTGGTTAAGCTCGCGCCCGGTGACCAGCTTCAGAACGTACAAGTAAAATGCCGCCTGCACGTGGTAGTGATACTGACCGAATGCCTGGCTGAATCCGCGCTGCGTTGCGTCCCTGCAACTTTTCACATCCAGCGGGTAGGGGTGGCTATCTGATAGTCTGTCGAAACGGCACTTGAGGCGCATGCCAGTAATAGGGCAGGTGGCGAACATTGAAACTTCTGAGCGCCCATTTGCCGCCATGTAATCGGCAAAATCATCATTAAGGCCAGACGATTCAATCATCCGGTTTATGGTGTCGACTTCATTGCCGATGAGTATCTTTTCCGGATCGCAACCAGACGCCAGCGCTTTGTATTCCTTTGATGCTCGGGTGCTGATATCTGGCTTTAACAGGAACTCCCGTTCAAACAGTTCCGGCTCAAGCAGAGCTGCGTGTATCGCCGTTCCGATCTGCGCCGATTTGCTGCCTTTGAATGGGTTGAAATAGAGATTTGCCGGGCTGACGCTAATCGACTTGATTGTCGTTGAGCCGACAGCCTCATCCTTGTGGTAGTCCTCATTCGACAGGTCGTAATAAATCCCCGATCGTAATTCGCTCACTGGAAGCTCCTGTTAATTTTCGCCTGGTTGGTTGCGATGATTTCCGCTGCAAGCCGCAGAAAGTTGGCCGCCGCATCCTGAAACTCAACGTTATCCATGAATGCCTGTGAAACGGCTCTCTTATCGGCGCTCAGGGAGGAGGTGATCATTGCTTCGAGCTTGCTGAGTGGTAGCTCGTTATCGAACTGATCCGCCAACTCTGCCTCTTCTTCCTCATCAAGCACCTTGAGTGCCTCGGCATTCTCACGGCGCACTTCTTCACGGTCATAAGCGCGATAAGCGTTCATTTTCCCCTCCGATACCACGGGTGGTTAATTGCCGACTTCATTTCTTCGTTGGCCTGTAACCACATCCGGCCGTCTCCGAGGTAGCGAGCGATAACAGCCTTGTTCTGCGCTGCTTTAAGCTTGTTGTGGTTGATGCTCAGTGAACTCTGCATAAAGCCTCCAGGTACTTACGGGCTGCTTTAACGATTTGCTTGAAACGTCGGGATAGTTCGGATTCTGGCGGGTAGTAAGCGGACATGATGCCGCTGCCCGCGATGGCGTACATCATGGGTGAGCTCCTGTTAGGTTTGTGTTCATTCATCAGCGTTGACGCTCAGGGATGGACGCAATAAAAAACCACCCGAAGGTGGCTGCGTGATTAATCGTCATCTTCCATGACAAGCACCGTATCGTCAGGAACTTGCAAGGTAAGCAGGGTGCTATATCCATGCTCATAGATTGAATAGGATGTAGGCCATGGCGGTACGGCAGCGCCTTCACCGACTGGTGATAGCCCCACACTCCACAAACCGGTATCAAGATATTGACCAACAACCAACAGCTCGCCTTCGCTTGATTTAAGGTGATATTTACCAGCATCGTTAAAGCAGCCAATCTCCTCTCGAATAGCGCCTTCACATTCAAACAAGTCATCACTGGCACCATAAAAGCGCAGTTCTTTCATACTTTTCTCCAGTTAAAAAAATGCCGCCACAATGGACGGCAATCGGAACAACGAGGGTTCAGTATCTGTTCTCAGGGAAAGCTGAAAGCAGATACGGAAGCTGGTTAAACATCTTCTAGCGCGTAATCACAAATCATCTCGCAATTACCCGGATCGCCTTCTTCGCATGGGCGTAATCCGATCTGCTGTGACTCCTGCTTAATCTCGCCCCAGCAGACCTGCGCCACCTCATCAGGCCAGCCGTCACCAGCATCGCCACGGTAATAATCGATAGCTTCCTCGGCAGCGGTTTTGGCTAACTCTGCTGTTGGATATGTTTCAAATCCATTGTCGGGGTCGTACATGAAAAATTGCTTCTTCGTCATATCTATTCTCCTGTAGCCTTGCTGATAGCGGCGATTAACTGAGCCAGTAGACATTCTGTAGGGTTCATTGAACCAGCTTTAGGCTCATATCCTGCCGCGTAAAACTGGTTGCGGGCGCGCTGGCAAGCTTCGAGTAATTCAGGCGATGCTGCGATTAACTTTGCGTTTGCCATCTCAACATCATCTGCCAGATAGCCAACGTATTTTGCAACCACCGAAAATTCGTAATCATCACGGATGACAAGGCACTCTTCCGCACTTACATGCCATGGCCCCGGCGTTCCTTTGAACTCACTCATCATTCACTCCAATCTGCATAAAAAAGGCCGCACTAGGCGACCTCAAAATGGTTTGTAGCCGTGCTTAAAGGCGTAATCATATGCCTCGTCTTTAGTGTCGAAATATTCATATTCAGCGAATCCATTCTTGAGGTACTGGCAGCACCAATGAGGTGGGATACCATCCTCTGGACCGTAGTTCTGATGAAATACATCAATCACTTCTATTTGCTCTGACATAACTACCTCGCTGTAATGTTCTCTGACTTACGATGCCCAGCGCTATACATAGCCACCTGTGGCAGGGAAGTTGATGTGTTCTCATGCTTCTGTTTGATTAAGTTCATAGCTGATATCCAACGCCAGCTTTGCGTAACCGACCCTGGTCGCGAGTCCGTTCTCTTCCATGAATACGAGCTCGCTGCGTCCAAAGTTAGTGTGACCTGGAGTGCCCGCCTCAATACTGACCGTAGGAAGCTCGCTGTAACGACTTGCGGGATAGGCGAATTCTCTGCCAGTAGATTTGACACGGATTATTATTAGCTTGTCAGTTACCATCCCTTATCACCTCGCTGTTAAATTTTCACTCTTGCGGAATCCCGCGCTAAAGATCGCCACCTGTGGCAAACAAGCACCTCCTGACTCGCCTTTAGGCTCACGCCAGTTTGGAGCGCGAAGAGCGAGCTCAACTCGTCCAGAAATAGCGTCCGTCTTTACCGAGCCGCAAGATTCAGCTCGGCGCTTTGCCATCAACTCTCCGCGCTTTAAGTAGCGACGAGTAACGCTATTCTTTGCAACTAAAGTGATCATGTTCACCTCCGGTTATTAGCTTTGGTGGTGTGGTGTGCGCATTCCTGCGGCTACACGAATCGAACGTGTCACACGGTCAGCCTTTCGAGCCTGCCGTCACCCATATGCCGTAGTAGTCATTTCTGACTCACCACACCCCAAAGCCAATTACTCTTTGGTCTCCCACAAGGGCGGGAGAAATAATCCATCAATGTTAAAGTGACTGCGTTCCTTGTCGTACTGCTTCAGCGTCCTGCTGATGGACTAATTAAAAACTATAGTTGTTTTATAGTCAACAACCATTGTTGTTTGTTTCGGTTTTTTTAGTTGTTATTTTATCTTTGTGGTTGTTTTTATTGGGTGTTTATTTTTTGTAAATGCCATCTTAGCGGCTATGTGGTAGGTTGTTATGGTCGAAATTCAATCGAGGGAATGTCATGGATCTGGATGAAGAGCGAGTAAACATGATGGTTAGTGCTATGGGAAAGGCTGTAATGGAATTATCGTTAGCCAATCAGCCAGTAACGCAGCAGGCTATCATCGACAAGCTGGAGCAGTACCGCAAGGAGACGGGTAATGTGATCGGCAAGGGGGTTAACAGGGATGCCGCCGAGATAGTTCGGAAAGGTAGCGTGGCGATTAAGTAGCGGGCAATAAAAACCCGGCTCGGTGGCCGGGTTATGCATTAGGCTGCAAGCCTCTTTATCCATGACTCTCTCTTCGAAAAAGGCAACACATGGCTGGACTCATTAAAAAGAAGTGAAAGCTGCTGCATCTGATCCCCGATGGCGTCACTATCCACGATTATGAATCGGTTATTAAGTGCATCATTGGCGTTTTTCAGGTCAATCAACTTGCCGAGAAGTGAATAGGCACTGTTCCAACTACCACCATGCTTGACGCTTGAGGTGAATATATATTTCGGCTCGGCAGTTTTTAAAGTTACGGGGACTGTTATCTGATGTCCGCTCATTCCTATGACATTATCTCTAAGTGAAATTAGATCTTTCACCACAGAATGATAAAGGTAATCGATCACTACACTTTCGAATTTTTCAGCCTGAACTGGCTGATACCAATCAATTGATAAGGTCGATGCAAGAATGCCAGCTCTGATGATATCTGAAGTTACTGAACCAATGTTACTCTCAGTGGCCCAGCCAATAATCTCGCCGCGCTCGTTTAATTCAGCCCCTTCTCTATGAAGCAGATAACGAATTTCATCTAGGCGTTTTTTAGTGAGGGATATGCCTCTCGCCTCCATGTTCATGAGCGCGTCACACCTATCGCTTACCAAGAACCTTCCATTTACTTCTCTAACAAATGCACCAACATGCTCCCCATCATCACAATAAGTGAATGGGCTGATAATTCTCATAGTTTCGCCTATAGGATGGCATTCGAAACCGAGTTGTGAGATCACCGTTGAGCACATCATAATCCAAGTCCTATCTGTCCAGATTCATCCTCAAGAGGGATAGGTATTTTCCCCGCACAAGTAACATTGAGTTTATTGCAAAAGTAGTTCCAATACCCTACCAGGTCGTCAGGTTTTATGCCCGAAGTAATAGGGAATCCAATTTTTTCACTATAGTACCCAGCTTCCTCGTAGTACACATGATAGTGAGGTCCGAAAACACTGTCTTGATAATCAGGCCTGTCAATTCGATAGCTATTTTTATGTTTATCAAAAGGATAAGTATCTACAGCAAAAATTCGTTTCTTATTGTAAAGTGCAACAAGATTAATTTTTGGGTAAGTAATTCCAGCGACAGTTTGTGACTCATGGTCTGGCTTCCACTGAAGAAGGAAGGATAACCCTTGTATAGGAATGTCATCCTGATCGGTGGGAATAATTTGCATTTGTAACCACATCAACGGCCTATTAGGTGGAGGCTTTGGCCCCCATTTCACTCCAGTGAAATTGACTGATTTTTTACTATAAAGTACATGGTCAACCTCAGCTTGGCTGGGTAGGTAATCGTCTGTTTTAGCCACTAATTAAATTTCCATTTTCCCAAACCAAGGTGAGCTAAAGTGATTCCAAGAATGCAATTAATCACCGAATCGCAAAATTCACCTACTCGAAGATATCTTCAGGCCACTGCTAGTAGTCCAGTACTGACCACCAAAATACACGACCAATGATTTCTATATTGCTGATTGGCTTATCTTCTGGTGGATACTCAGCTACGTTGTAACTACGTACGCTTACTGTATCAGGACCGACACGATGTAGCATTTTTACGCGCTTCCACCCATCCTCGCTTATGGCATATATCTTTCCGTCGATGATCTTTTTATCTTCAGTGTTGATTGCTACGGTTGTTCCATCAGGAATATTTGGCTCCATGCTGTTTCCGCGAGCTGGGAAACAAAGAATTCCATGCCCATCAGTGCTGGCACCAATGCGGCGCAGGGTTGACTTGGAGAATCGCAGTTTGAACCCGTTATAGTCTTCCTCGTTATAGCTACCATCACCACACGCGAATTCAATATCCTTCAAAAATGGCACTTCCACCTCATCATCTCTCAGTGGTGTTTTGCTATCCCAAACATCAACTGTTCCCCACTCACTTTCAGGAGGAATAGAGTTCTCTATTTCTGCTGCACTCATCGGGCCTTTCTCTTCAGATAGCCACTCCGGACGCACACCAACAACCCTGGCGATCTCTATGAGCTTCGTCGAGGTTTTCGCAGACCCATTTTCAATTTTCTGTATAGCAGCCTGACTTATGCCGACTTTCTCACCCAAAACCTTCTGGGATAATCCAGCCTGAAGCCGCGCCATTTTTAGCCTTTCGGCAAGCGTATTTTTCATATCCATAATCTACAACTTCAGTTGTTTGCAATCAAACGAGCATAGTTGTTGCAAAATAAACAACTATAGTTTTATACTGGTATTTATTAACAATGGAGGTTGTTATGAACAACGCAATTAAAACCGCCATTGACTTAGTTGGATCGCAACAAAAACTTGGTTCTGCATGTGGTGTTACACAACAGGCTGTTTACAAGTGGTTGCACAACAAGTCGAAAGTAGCCCCGGAACAAGTTGTTCGCGTGGTCACGGCAACAAATGGTGAAGTAAAGGCTCACGAAATCCGACCTGATTTGCCGGGGCTTTTCCCTCACCCAGTTCAAGCAGCATAAGCACCACCGCTCTTTAAAACGCTGAACTCGTCCCCGCCATTGTGGGGAAACCCAAAGTGACTTGCTCACCGCATTGTCACGCAATTAACTAATTCACCAAGGGAAATACTACAAAATGGAACAGGCAAATCCACGCAAATCAACAACCATTGCGTTTATCGGGCGGCACCTGCTGTCTGCTGCTCACCAGGCATTATCAAACACCCGTCAATCAGTAGTGGCAAAGCTGCTTAACGTAGCTGACTCAACCGTCCTGCGCAGAACAGAAAAGTACCCCGAGATTATGGAAACTCTCGCCGCCAGCGGTGTAGAGGATTTTGTGATGTCTGGAGAAAGGAAGATGCCGCTTGAACACTACCGGCACTTGATCTGGATACAGCTTGAATATTCACGGCTGCAACTGGAAATGACAAAAGAAAAGCCGCAAGAGAGCTGTAACTCCTTTGCGGCTTAGTGCGAATAACTGGATCAATTCACAGGAGTAATTATGCCAGGAATAACTGGATGTGTAAACAGTGGAGGGGGAGGCGATGTCTACTGCTGAACTCTTTGATTTTAACGCTGCCCGCAAGCGCAGGAGCAACAGGATGGAGAACCAGAAGAATGGTTACATCCCGTTGTACCGGAGCGTCAAGAAGCAACTATGGGCAAAGGATGTCTATCTCAGAACGCTCTGGGAGAACATCTTGCTCGACGCTGCCAGACAACCATTCGTAGCCAACTTTAAAGGGCATACATGGCGACTGGAAACCGGACAACTGGTAACGACCTCAGCTGATCTTGGTCTGGCTCTCTGCGACAGAAGCGGGGAGCCAACAAGTCGCCACGCAGTTGAAAGGATGCTTACTGTATTTGAGAAAGAAGGGATGATTTCAGTTCATGCAGAACGGCGAAAAGGGACGCTAATCACTATCCTGAACTATGCCGAATATGCTGAAAAAACACCCGATTTACCCGCGCATAACTCCGCGCATAAGCCCGAGCATAACGAAGCCAGTACTGGCGCGGCCTCAGAGGCACACCCCGCGCATAAGCCCGAGCATAAAGCCGCGCATCATGAACAAGAAGGTAATAACAATAATAAAAAGACTACGTCCGAGAATTCTGACGAATCCTCTGACAAGCCCCCTAAAAATCTTCCTGTAGTTAGACCAGGTGCAGCAGTGCAAAGCCCCAAAGGTGACAAGTGGGGCAATGCAGATGACCTGAAGGCTGCGGAATGGATGTTCAAGAAAGTACAAATAATCTCACCTACAGCGCAGGAGCCAACCTGGTCATCCTGGTCAAACGATATCCGCCTGATGCGAAACGCTCTCGCGGTAAGCCATCAAGAAATATGCGAAGTCTTCAAATGGGCGAATGCCGATCACTTCTGGCAGACCAACGTCATGAGCCCTGCAAAGCTTCGTGAAAAATGGGACACACTCAAGGCTCAGATGAATCAGCCAGGTAGAAATACTCGCGCTGCGGAATCTTCCAAGCCTGAAGTCTGGAATACACGCGAAGCATGGCAGGAGTTCATATGAGAAATCTGACGAGCATTATCGCCAACCGTGACGGCGGTGCGCTGGCAAGCATGGCAGGGGCTAACCCTGAGCCAGTGAGCATCGTTAACGAAAACGCTGAAAAGCTGGTAGACGCGCTTTTTCAGAACCTGAAGCAAGTATTCCCGGCTGCGGTATCGACAGTATTCCGCAATCCGTCCGACGAAGCCGCGGCTAAACGTCAGTGGATCGCTGCATTCGCTGAGAACGGAATCAGAACCCGCGATCAGTTATCGGCAGGTATGCAGCATGCCCGAGCCAGTGAGTCGGCATTCTGGCCTTCCCCGGGGCAATTCATCGCATGGTGCAAGCAGGGAATTATCAAGGCTAACGGCTTACCTGACCTGGATGAACTTTACCGCATGGTCATGAAGTACAGCCGTGACCGTGGCTATTACAGTTCGGCAGAAGCTTACCCATGGGAATCGCCAGCCTGTTTCTGGATGGTGACCGCGCTGTTTAACCAGATGCGATCTCTGAACCTAACAGAGCCGGAACTGCGCAAGCGCTGCGCCAGTGAACTTAAAGCCATGTCGAAGCGTATCGAGGCGGGAGAGGCAATCCCGGCACCAGTCGTTCAAATACCGAAACTGAGCATCCCGGTTAGCAACGATAAGGCACTGGATAAGCTCGCAGAAATCCGGTCGAAGTTTGGCCTGAAGAGAGGGCATCAATCATGACCACCGAAATCAAAGAACTATCCCGCGCATACCAGCTCTGGTTAATCATCAAAGATAACCCCGGCATCAAGATGCCTGATGTAGCCAAAGCAATGGGCAGCCACACGAAGAACATTTCTGATGCCATTACCAAAATGGTGAAGGCCGGGAATATCTGCACCCAGGGTAAGAAGGGGATCCGAGCCTACACGGCTAACAAGTCAAGCCCGCCAGTGATGTACGGTCGCGGCTCGTACAAGCTCGGCAAAGAGCCGGCAAAGCCAGCCATTTTCATGGAGCCGACGCCGGGCAATTCAGTATTCGAAGAGTGCCGCGCCAACTGGCAGGGTTATCGGATTAATCAATTATTGAGTGGGGTGCGAACGTGATCCCTCAATTAAATGCCAAATATTGCCCGCTCTGCCAGCGAAGCATTGAACCCCATGTTGATGATGACGGCGAAGAGGCTCGCACTGACGATGGTGGATTTATCTATGTCCATGACGATGTTTTGCACGACGATGATTACACATTCGGAGAGCTTCAATGACCACATCACCACTGAAGGTTGAAGAAGAGCAGCAGAGATTTGAAGCGGCATGTAGAGATGGGCTCCTGAATGGTGGGCTGGCTAAGTTTGATGACGGTGGTTACGTATCATCATTAACTGACTCGGTATGGCGAGGGTGGAAAGCAGGCCGTGCCAGCATCGTTATTGATAAATATGACTTCGACACGTTCTCACCTCACGATTGTGGTATCGATGCCGTGTGGATGACAGAAGTTGAGCGAACCCTCCGCGCCGCTGGCATAACCGTTAAAGGAGATAGCGATGAAGCAAACGCTAATGCTTCGTGACGAACGAATCAGGCAGAACGCAATAAACATCATCAACTCCCTCCTGACCGACAAAGACCGACCCGTAACAATCCGCATCTCCGACTACAAACGCAACCTCGATCAGAATGCAAAATTTCATGCGCTCCTGGGTGACATTGCTCGCCAGGCTGAATGGTGCGGCAAGAAGCTGAAGCCTGAGCAGTGGAAGGTTTGCTCATTAGCGGTCACGCCGTCGCCACAAAGCAGCAGGCAGAGATTGTTCCGGGCATTGAGGGAGAGTTCGTAAACATCCGGGAGAGCAGCGCAGAGATGAGCGTCAGCCGCATGGCGAGTCTTATCGAATATGTCACGGCCTGGGCAGTTGGGCAGGGGATTAAATTCACAGAGGGACGTTATTCATGAATAAATTCAAACTTATCTACGCAGATCCGCCTTGGCAATACAGCAACACAATCAGCAATGGCGCAGCGGAAGATCACTACAGCACCATGACCATGACCGACCTGATGCGGCTGCCAGTGTGGGATTTGGCAGACGAAAACGCAGTGCTTGCCATGTGGTACACCGGCACTCACAGCGAGGAAGCAATCAAGCTGGCTGAGGCGTGGGGTTTCAAGGTTCGCACCATGAAAGGGTTTACCTGGGTGAAGCTGAACCAACTGGCTGAGCAGCACATCAATAAGGCGCTTGAGGCTGGGGAGGTGCAGGACTTTTACGGCTTCCTCGATCTGCTGAACAAGCAAACCAGAATGAACGGCGGCAACTACACCCGGGCAAATACGGAAGACCTGCTGATCGCCGTGCGCGGTACCGGACTTGAGCGCTTATCGGCATCGGTGAAGCAAGTGATTTACTCACCGATCGGAGAGCACAGCAGCAAACCATGGGAGGCTAGAAACAAGCTTGAGCAACTTTACGGAGATGTGCCGCGCATTGAGTTGTTCGCTCGCGAGTCATCACCAGGCTGGGATGCATGGGGCAATCAGTGCAACAGTGATGTTTCCTTGGTTCCTGGTGTAGCGATAACCGGCACTTACTGGACTGGAGATAAGGAATGCGCCAGCGAAAGAGCAGCATAGTCGCAGTAATGGATGCGTCCATATTCAAACCCACCAAACGTTCCCGCAACAAACCCAAACCAATCCCAACCGAAAGCCAGGTAAAAACGTATGACTACGTTTACGTTCTGCTGCGCGCTAAATGGGATCGCATGAGAAGGACAAGAGCATGAAAGCCATTTCAATCCGTCAGCCGTGGGCATGGCTAATCGTTAACGGGTACAAGGACATTGAGAACCGAAGTTGGAACACCAAATACCGCGGGCCAGTACTAATTCATGCCAGCGCAGCAAAGCCATCAATGGACGACTACAGCGCAGTTATTGACATCTTGCTGAAGCACAGGATGTACCACATCGACTTTCCGACCTGGAATGCTTTCAGCCACCCGGGAAACTGGCCGGGACACAAAGGCATTGAGCGTGGTGGCATCGTTGGTGCTGCGACCATCACCGACTGCATCTCTGAAAGTGTCTCTCCGTGGTTCTTTGGCCCCAAGGGCTTCACCCTTTCCGATGCCAGACCATTACCATTCCTGACGATGAAAGGGAAGTTGAGCTTCTTCGAAACAGGCTACGAGGTGGAGGAAGGTGAGTTGAGAGGTATCAATGCTCCAGCCATCTGACATCACCACCTACCAGCGCAACAGCAACGCAGCAGCAGGATATTGCGCAGCGTGTACAAAGCCTTTGCAGCCTGGCGAAGTTTACGCATGTAACGAATGCGCTCACGAGGCGTATGTAGAAACCGATCCGAACTCGAGGATGAATGATGATAATTAGCAGATACGGGCCGATAACCTTCAGGCACTTCCAGGACAATCCATATTGGGCTGCCGCAGCCGGTTACGACTTCAATTATTTTGATTGTCTGTCAGCCTCGACTCAGGTCATGAGCAACGTAGCAGATAACGCGTGGGATGAAGTTGTAGCGCTTCCAGATACCGAAGTAAGGGATTTGCCAGCCTTCACCATTAAGGTGACCGTAGCGTCGATTCTGTTAGCAATTCTCACCTTCACTTATCCGATTCTTGCGCTCGTTATTCACATGCGATGCAAAACCGGCAGAGAAAAGTACAAAGGGCCACATAACAGTACCATCACCAACAACATGAATAGCTGGATTCGGCAGTGTGAACGGAAGTGGGGTAGAAAATATGGCTAACTTACGCAATGCAGCCCGAGGCCGTGAATGCCAGGTCAGAATTCCTGGAGTGTGTAACGGCAACGCAGAAACCTCAGTCTTAGCCCATATCCGATTACCCGGCTTATGCGGCACCGGAATCAAACCTCCTGACCTTATCGCCACAATCGCATGCAGTCACTGTCACGATGAGATTGATCGCCGTACGCACGTTGTAGATGCCGAATACGCGAAAGAGTGCGCACTGGAAGGAATGGCGCGAACTCAGGTTATCTGGCTGAAAGAGGGATTGGTGAAAACGTGAACGAGTATCGAATAACGCTACCCTGGCCGCCCGGCAATAATCACCTCTTCTCAGTTTTCCGGGGCCGAAAGATAAAGAGCAAGAAGGGAAGGGAATACACCACCGCAGTAACTCAACAAATCACCGAAGCAAATCAGCAGTTCCACCTAGCTGGCAAACTCAAAGTAAAAATTCTCGCATATCCACCTACACGCGCCCGGCGTGACCTCGACAACCTATTCAAAGCACCTCTCGACTCGCTCACCAGTGCAGGCGTCATTGCTGACGACAGCCTGATTGATGACGTGCGCATGGTTCGTTGCGAAGTGGTTAAGGGCGGCAGGCTGGAAGTGATCATTACAGAGCTGGAGGCAGCATGAAAAAAAGCATCGCATTAGGTGTGGTAGGCGCATTTATGTCGCATGGCTGGCAGCCACCGATGATTGCCACCATTCCTATGGAGACGAATGGCTACTCATACCCGCTCACCAATAACCGTAGAACCGGTAAAGCAGCAGAGCGCCGCAAAGCGAAACAGCGCCGGAGGGTCAGGGCATGACAGAAATCTATCAGCGAATAGACGGTTCCGCTTATCGAAACATTTGGGTGGTCGGCGATCTTCACGGCTGCTACACGCTACTGATGAACAAGTTGGATGAAATCGGATTCGATACGACACAAGACTTGCTTATCTCCGTTGGTGACCTCATCGACCGCGGCACTGAAAACGTTGAGTGCATGGAGCTAATCACCTTCCCATGGTTCCGCGCAGTACGTGGCAATCACGAACAGATGATGCTTGATGGACTTAGCGAGCACGGTAACGTTAATCACTGGATGGCTAACGGTGGTGGCTGGTTCTTCTATCTCGATTATGACAAAGAGCGCCAGGCAAAAGCGTTGGTTCACAAAGTGGCAGAGCTTCCGCTGATTATCGAACTGGTATCCGGCGACAAGAAATACGTCATCTGCCATGCGGACTATCCGCACAGCGAATATGAGTTTGGAAAACCGGTCAAGACCGAGCAGGTCATCTGGAATCGTGAGCGAGTCAGCAATGCGTGGGACGGGATCGGTAGCCAGATCACCGGAGCGGATGAGTTTATCTTCGGGCATACCCCGGCAAAGAATCCGCTCAAATACTGGAATCAAAACTACATCGATACCGGTGCTGTGTTCTGCGGGAATCTCACATTACGCCAGTTGCAGGGGGAAGCATGAAAAGCGACGTCCTCACTCAGTTAGCCAACACCCTCCGCAAGTCAGATCTCCGCAAAAAATACCTCAAACCAGTTCAGACAATCACTCCACTACAGTCTGCGTGGGTGCGCTGCATGCTTGATGTATGGGGAGCAAAGTATGGTGGCAAGGAAGGGCCAGAAACGAGCAAGTGCTCGGTAATCGGAAGGCTGATGATCCGCGAGCGATGCACTGACCAGGAAGCCGGAAGAATCATTAAGGTTGTGGAAGACCTTCATAAGCAGGGATACAGCGGAACTGAGTTATTCGTCAAAGCTCAGCAAATCGTATTACTGAACTCAAAAATTAAACCTCTTCTGGAACGCGCCAACGAACAGGAAGAGGCTGATTTGGTAGAAGCAGTGATGTGCAAGATATTCAAGGGCGACAACCCCATCCGTGCAGTAGCCATTAAATACTACTGCGAGCGCAAGTGCTCGCAAGATATCGCATACAAGATTACCGAGTTAACCGGTATGCACATTGAAAACAGCAAGACCCGAGTAAAGTGGTGCATGAAGTTGCTTGAGGCTGCTGTTTACCATGGTCTGCAACGTGAAATGGAGGTGATTCATCAGCAAATTGCTGCTTAAATTGAATATTCGATAAAAATAACTTGAAAACGTCACCTGGGCATATTACATTTCATGTATGCTCAGGAGTCAAAGACGAAAGAGCGCGGTGACGACGAAATGAAGCGTCACTAACAAAAGGCCACTGGTTAATCCCGGTGGCTTTCTTGTTTCTGCACAACAGATAAGCGTCATTTGGTGGTAACGCCCACCCTTGCATAGCATGGAGATGGCGCTTTTCGTTGTGGTGAATTCGCAGGTCGATCGCGAGACTGTATAAGGGTCGGAGGTGCGGGGCATTGCGACCTGGCCGAAATCCTCCTAGCTGGCACTATCGACGCCAGCCGCCACAATTTCAACTGAGCCGTAGCCCTAACTGGCAATTCAGCTTTCACCTGTGATTGTTATGCTGCGGCCTTCTAAATCGAACTCCTGCAAAAAATGCAGTAGTTGAAAAATATACAATTAGGCTGCCAATCGGCGGCCTTTCTTATTTAGCGCCAACCATCCAGCAACCAATATCACTCATAGATAACGTGCCGTGGCATGTGCTGGCGCTTTCCCCGAACACACACAGCTCCCGCCAACAACGCGAGGAGAGAGACTATGAAGATGGACGAAAGATACAGTAACGCCTCATATGGTAGTGCTGGTCTTGCGGCTTTCTTTGCCAGCCTGTCCCTACAGGATTGGGGCTTCATAATTGGTGTCGCCTTTAGCATTATCCTCGGCGTCCTCACATACCGGCTCAACAAGCGTGAGCAGATGAAGCGCACGAAGATACTGCAAGACATCCTGAGCAAGACAGACGTAAAAAACCCTTCAGCAACAGCTCAAGTTATCGCTGACCTAAGTCAGAAAGCGCCCCGGGAGATTTGAATGAATTCGTCTCTACGCAATAAGCTGATCGCGGTTTCAGGCTCTGGCGCTCTTGCAATAGCCGCGGTGCTGATTCCTGACCTTGAGGGTGTGCGATACGAGCCTTATTACGATGTCGCTGGAGTGCTCACCGTCTGTTACGGGCACACAGGCAAAGACATCATCATCGGTAAGAAGTACACCGAGAAAGAGTGCAAGGCCATTCTCGACAAAGACCTTCAGCCATTCGCCAAATCCGTTGAGCGTTCCGTAAAGGTGCCATCCAGTGAATACCAGAAAGCGGCTCTTATCAGTTTTAGTTTCAACGTTGGTGCATCGGCATTTGAACGCTCTTCCTTGCTGCGTAACCTCAACGCCGGTAATTACCAGGCGGCGTGTGACGGACTCAAGCAGTGGATATACGCAGGCGGGAAGAAATGGAAAGGCCTGATGAATCGCCGCGACGTTGAATATGAGGTTTGCACCTGGGGCCAGAAATGAAAACCCGCTACCTGATACTCATCATTGCTTTTGTATTCTCGGTACTCGGCGGCATCGGCTACGCACTCCATCACAATGGCTACGAGTCTGGAAAGTTCGACACTAATCAGGACTGGAATATCAAGTGGGCTGAACGTGATGGAAAGGACTTACTCGAACTCGCCGGACGCCAAGAGCAGGAACGCACCGAAGAACAGCGCCGCCAGAACCAAATCAACCAGGTAACAGCTGATGCACAAACTCAACTCGACAAAGCGCGGCTTGATGCTGCTAACGCTCAGTCTGCTGCTGACAAGTTGCAACTCACCATCGCAAACATCCGGCGTCAGCTCGCAGCAAGTGAAACCAGCAAGCTTTCCGCAATTGCCAACGCAAGCGCGACAAGGGCCAACTCCGGAGTATTGCTTGCCGACGTGCTCAGCAAATCTGTCGAACGAAATCAGCAACTGGCAGCAACTGCTGACGAATGGCGAGTAAATGGCATGGCATGTGAGCGGTCATACGATTCCATTTCCACCGCCAAGTGATTCGTCACCCTAAGTAACAGAGCCTGACTTCGGTCGGGCTTTTTTATACCCGCAGTAAACATCGCGCCTCGCAGCGCAAATCATCCCGAGTCTTTCAGAAAGCTGAGCCTGAGAATTGCCGTATATGGTGGCGACCATCTCGGGGCGGCTTTTCTGTGCGAGCAGGCTCATCTTTCTAAAAGGTAATCGCTATGCAATACCCAACCGTAATTGTTAATGGCATTTCAGTTCGCGTAGATCACGATGGCCGATACAGCCTCAATGACCTGCATGCCGCCGCCGTAATGAAAGGTGAGGCAAATGAATCTCAGCGACCCGGTGAATTTCTTAAAAGCCGTCAAATCAAGCGATTCATCAGGGCATTGAGCGATGCGACAAAAATCGCATCGGTAAAAACCATACGCGGCGGGAAAGAACAGGGTTCTTGGGGATTGGAGTTAATCGCCATTCGCTATGCAGCCTGGCTGAATCCAATGTTTGAAATCCGGGTATACAACACCTTCCGTGAAGCAGTGCTAAATGGCGTAAGCAACATGACGCGACTTAACCGGCTCGACTTGCTGATCGCGAACGAAACAAAAGAAGTGAGCAACTGTGCGAAGACCATGAACAAGTGGGGTGTTGGTGGTCGCAAGCAGTTACTCAACTGCGCGCGAGACCGAATCATCGATCAGATGGATCCGGACATGGTTGCACTAATGGAAGGAAAGGTTGCTTAACCCGCGGAAAGTTGCTGATTAAAGAGAGCCACTTTCACAACGGCTCTCCATTACAAAGCTCATCTGCGGGTGGGTTTAATAATGGCCTTGAATTCTATAACGTAATCCCCATTTACATTGTGTAACCTGCCATACCGGCTGGGTCTGAAAGGGAATTATTATGTTAGAAAATTATTTCAAAAATGGCGCGCTTGTTACTGATGAAAAAACACAGCGCTTGCTTGCTGTTCAGGCTGCATTGGAAATTACTAAAGCGTCAGCGTCCTCCTCAGCCGCGGCGGGAGGGTCAATGTACAACGATTTGGCTGCCGCTAAAGAAGGAATTTCTGGACTTGCGGACGCGATTCAGGCTGCTTTAAAAGGTTGATAGTTTAAGGTTTCTAGCTAACCGCCTCCGGGCGGTTTTTTATTGTCATCACAAAGGCCACTTTCGAGTGACTTTTTTAATGGCTGTAACCACGATTAAACACCCGAGGAAATCAAAATGCCAAAACGTGTAATTGCTCAATCTGGCAAGACCGTAGAAGTAGCCACCATGGATGATGTGGATGGTGAAGCATATACATTGCCGCCTGCCGCACCTGCAACCCTTGGTGGCGTAAAGCAGGCTGCCACGGTAGCAAACTGCACTGTGGCCGCTGATGGCACAAGCGCAGGCACTCAGCTGAATGCATTGATAGCATCATTACGTGCTGCTGGTGTCATTGTTTAAAGATAAATATCTCGCTGGGTTAGAAATCCTCCGAGAGTGAAAAGTGGGATGTGCTGAAAATGACAATATTAGAATGTGAAGGATATTGGTTATGTACTGGTTGTGGGTTCGAGGGAACTGGAGCATCGCCAAATGATGCATACGAAAACTACAAATTCCGGAATAAATAAATGGCAAAGCTCACCGACAAACAAGAGCTGTTTGCCCGTGAGTCAAGACCGCTTCCGGGTGAAGTTTTCATTGCTGAGTTTCATCCATACAACAGACTGATTCCCGCCGATGGGGTTTACGACTGGGTGCACCAGAACATCATATCCAACACTGGAGCTATCCATAACCCAGATCACGCTCACCTCGATGGATCAGACATTGCTTTCCTTTGGGCTCAGCACGGTTTCACCAAAAAAGGTCGGACGGTGCTAGGTCAGGCCGAAGAGGTTATGTTTCGCGCCGGTGGTTGGCAGAAGGCAAGAATGGAGCAACAGATGAATGACTGGTTTGGGCATCAACCAGCTTACATCATCACGCTAGCCGCTGACTTCTGCTCTCAATGCACTGACCTGGAATTCTGTGCCCTGATAGAGCATGAGCTTTACCACATAGCTCAAGAGTCCGATGAATTTGGTGCGCCTAAGTTCTACAAAGAATCCGGATTGCCAAAGCTTTGCATGCGAGGTCACGATGTCGAAGAGTTTGTTGGCGTGGTTCGCAGATACGGTGCCAGCGCTGATGTGCAGGAATTAGTCAACGCAGCAAGTAATCCCGCCGAAGTGGCGAAAATCAATATAGCCAGAGCATGTGGCACCTGCCTCATGAAAGTGGCTTAACTTTTATACTCGTTTATACGGATGGTGAAGCATGGCTGCATTAAAGCCAGAAGTGAAAGCCTTCATCGTCCAGCAGCTTGCGTGCTTTGACACTCCCTCTCAAATAGTCGAAGCCGTACAAAATGAATTCTCTATTCAGATAACCCGCCAGCATGTGGCGTCACACGATCCAACAAAAGCTGCTGGCGTGAGTTTGGCTAAGAAGTGGGTAGATCTATTCCACGCAACACGCGCCCGATTCCAAAGTGATATTTCAGGCATCCCCATAGCTAACAAGGCATACCGCCTGAGAGTCCTTGACAGGATGACGGTGAAAGCTGAGGGGATGAGAAACATGGCGCTTGCAGCCTCTCTCATGGAGCAGGCTGCCAAGGAGTGCGGAGATGCTTACACCAATAAGCTGAAGGTGGAAAACACTGGTGCTGACGGTGGGCCTATCAAGTATTCAGACATTTCAGCCGAAGAACTTGAAGAGAGATTGAAGGAGTTGGGTCATGGCCGCCACCGATCGCAGCTCACTGAGAAACAGGCAGACTCTTGAGGCATTTAAGCGCCGAGCTATAGCAGAAGCCAGAGAATCCCTGATGGGGTTCACGCTCTACACCAACCCTCTGTACGAAACTGGCTGGTTTAATGAGTTGCTGTCTGCTGAGCTTGACCAGTTCCTGGCTGATGTCGAAGCCGGAAAGATGCCCCGACTGATGATATTCGCGCCACCACGCTCTGGTAAGAGTGAAAAGGCGTCCAGAAGATTCCCTGCTTATGTGTTGGGTAAGCACCCCGACTGGAATGTGATCGCCTGTTCGTATTCTTCAGACCTGGCCAACCGCATGTCACGCGACACTCAGCGTATCGTTGGGTCGAAGAAATACGCAGATGTATTCCCTGGCACGTCACTACCCTCAGGAAGGAGCGGCGCAGGTGGAGCAATCCGCACGGCAGAACTATGGGAAGTGGTAAACGCCAGTGGTGAAATACATGGTGGGGCTTATCGTGCAGCAGGCGTAAATGGCGGCATCACCGGTCAGGGTATGAATATCGGTATTATTGATGACCCGGCCAAAGATTACAAAACCGCATCATCCCCAACGTATCAGGAAGCAGTTATTGACTGGTATGACACAACCTTCTTTACCCGTGCAGACCCAAAAGTTAACGGGATCATCATCATCCTTACCCGCTGGCACCAGAATGACCTTGCCGGTCAATTGCTGAAAAAAGCCGAGGAAGGCGGTGAGGAGTGGCGCGTGGTTAGCTTCCCGATGGAAGCGGAGAAAGAAGAAATTCATGAGCTGAACGGCAAGAAGTACATTCTGCGTAAGCCTGGTGAAATCCTCTTCCCCGAGCGCATGCCGCAAGAGTTCGTCGATAAAGCCAAGCAGCGTGGGTCGCTAGTGTGGAACGCCCTGTACCAGCAGCGACCAACAGCCAAAGGCGGCGGTCTGATTAAATCGGAATGGTTCGGTGAGTATCGCGAACTGCCTGTCATGAAGTGGCGAGCTGTGTACGGCGATACAGCGCAAAAAACCAAAGAGGTTAACGACTTCTCCGTGTTCGAACATTGGGGGCTCGGCGTTGACGGCTACATGTACCTTATCGACATGATCCGCGGCAAGTGGGAATCAGATGAGCTGAAGCGCAGGGCTATAGCATTCTGGAACTCCTGCAAGCAGCAAAAGAACGGCCCTCTTCGTCACATGGCGATAGAAGACAAGGCATCCGGCACTGGCCTGATACAGAGCATCAGGAAAGACGCTCTATGCCCCGTAAAGGCCATTCAGCGCGACAAGGATAAGTACACCCGCCTGATGGATACGCAAGGATTCATTGAGTCCGGTTACATCAAGTTACCTGCTGACAAGCCATTCATTAATGATTTCCTCGTTGAGATGGAGGCCATTAATCCTGAATTTAATACACATGATGATCAGCTCGACCCGATGATGGACGCCATCACCGAGATGAAAGCTAAAGCTGGCATCCTGTTCCACATCCCTGACGAGATACTTCAATGACAAGACGTAAAGCCGCGCAGGCACCTCGCCGGGAAGTGGCAAAGATAACGCAGGCGCATATTGATAAAGCGTCTGCGGCAAATGACGAGAAACCGCGCGCTGAATTTAAACGGTATGAGCCATTGCCCGGCGTCATTCCAAAGGAAAGGCGAGAGTCAGCATTAGCGATGGATGCAACTCCTTACGATGTGCTTAACAGCATGTCCATCGGTGATGAGTATTCAGGATTTCGAGGATATCCCCAACTGGCTGCGATGTCTCAACAGGTTGAATACGCAAACACTCACGCCATGATGGCTGATGAGATGACGCGCAACTGGATTGAAATAAAGAGCATGAAGGAGGGCGATCCTGATGTTGATGCCATGGACAAAGCTCTGACTAAGTACGATATCAAGCGCCTCATTCATGAAGCCGTTAAACAGGACTCGCAGTATGGGGTGGCTCACATCTTTATTGATATGGGTGCCAGCGACCAAGAGAACGAAGCGCCGCTTTTCATTGACCCGCGAAAGATTGTGAAAGGCAGCCTGGAAGGGTTCAGATGTGTCGACCCGAACTGGGTTTACCCGGCAATGTACAATACCAACAAGCCATTGCGTGCTGACTTCTATAAGCCGCAAGCATGGTTTGTTATGGGCAATACAGTCCATGAGTCGCGCTTTATCGACATTGTCAGCCGCCCGGTACCAGACATCCTCAAGCCATCGTATAACTTTGGTGGATTGTCGATGACACAGCTGATGGAGGACTACGTCATTGACTGGCGCGAAGCCAAGAAGAACGTCATTAAAATCCTCAGAACGCTTCGTATGCGGGCGCTGAAAACGGATATGGATGCACGACTTCAGATGCCAGGAGAGTTTGATAAACGCATTAAGCTTTTCACGCAATATCAGGATAACTTCGGGATTTGGGCTCTGGACACTGAAGAAGACCTGCTTCATCAGCAGACCTCTCTCAGCGAGCTTTCCAACCTGCTCTCAAACTACCAGGAACAACTGTGCATCCCGTCGCGCACAACAAACCTGAAGATGTTTGGTAACGCGCCAGCAGGGCTTAACGCCAGCGGTGACTCAGAGATAGAAACATGGCATGAAACGATATCCGGCTCTCAGGAACTGGACTATCGTCGGGCTATTGAGAACATTTTCAAAATCATCCAGCTGTCAGAATTTGGTGAGCTAAAGCCTGATATTTATTTCGAGTTCCGTCCGCTTGATGAACTGAGCGAGAAAGAGAAGGCCGAAATAAACGAAATTAAAGTTCGCACCGTAACTACTGCATCTGACTCTCAACTGGTCAGCTCAGAAGAGGGGCGAGATGCCCTGAAGTCTATTGAAGGCGCTGGCTTCGAAAATTTGGCAGGTGACTATGAGTCAGAAGAAGGCGAAGAGTAAGACGCTTAGACCAGTCAACTATAACGCTGGTAACATGATCTGGTATCAACATCAGATGATGGAGTTGGTCAGCCAGATGCAGGTTGATGTGAAGTCCAGCGTGATGCCCATCATTGAAGATAATCCGATGGCAATGGATGCCAACCCGGTGAAACTGGTCAGGCATGCGCTTCAGAAGCTTGCTGAGAAATGGATCGCTCGCTTTGTGGAAGAGTCTTTGCCAATAGCAGCGAAGTTCACAGCCAAAACGACAGCGGCAGCGGACAGGTCGTTACTCGCATCAGCGCGTAAAGACTCAATGACAATCAACATGCAATGGACTCCTGCGATGCTGGAAAAGCAGGAGGCAATCATTTCTGAGAATGTCGCACTGATACGCTCTATCCCCGCCCAATACTTCACTGAAGTTGAATCAATGGTGTTTCGGTCAATGGCGAAAGGCGGTGATCGTAAAACGCTTTCTGATGAGATTGAGGCAAGTTTCGGGAAGAGATTCGGCATCACCCGTCGACGAGCTGAGTTCATTGCGAAAGACCAGACGAGGAAAGCAACCAGTGCGCTATCAGCAGCAAGACAGCAAGCAGCAGGGATCCGAGAAGGTGAGTGGGTACACAGTGGTGGAGGTAATCAGCCGCGCCACAGCCATGTGAAGGCGGGTAAAGAGAGAAAGCGCTTCGATCTCTCCAAAGGCTGTCTGATTGATGGCGAATACATCATGCCTGGGCAACTGCCTCATTGCGGGTGCACATGGAAACCAGTGTTACCGTTTTAATAAATATCAAAATGAACAGGTCGCCATGTGCGGCCTTTTTTATTACCTGAAGAAAGGTAAAAACATGAAAGATGTGAAGTTTGCCTTTGATAAGGCGAGCGTACGCACCTATGACGCAGACGGGAAGTTGCACGTTGAGCTCACTCCCATCAGTAAAGCCAACATCTGTGTCTACTACGGGAAAGAGATCCCCGAATGGGAAGAGTTAGGGCTCATCCCGGATAAAGCGTATCGGCTACTGCGTGACCCTGAAGAGCTACGCAAGGCAGCAGACTCATTCAATAACCAACCGTTGCTAAATACCCATATCGCAGTATCAGTCCTTGCGCCACCGAAGGAAGCGATCATTGGCTCTACCGGTGAAAGCGCAGAGTTCGACGGCACCTACCTGAAAAACTCGCTCGTCATCTGGGATGTGAATTCCATTATTGGTGTAGAGAACAAGCAGCAGCGTGAAATCTCATCTTCATACCGTTACCGGCTCGATATGACGCCGGGCGAGTACGAGGGAGAACCATACGATGGCGTTATGCGTGACATCGTTTGTAACCACGTGGCAATAGTGCCAAGTGGCCGGGCTGGCCCGGATGTATTTGTTTATGACTCATTACCTACAGGACTCAAGCTGATGTCAAAAATCCAAAAACTGATGGCGCTGTTTAAGCCTCACCTGGCTAACGATGCCGACCCTGAAGAGATGGAAAAAAAGGTCGGGGAAATCATCAAAGATGAAGACGATGACGGCAAGAAAAATAAAGTAGCCGAAGACGAACTCACCGAGGAAGAGAAGAAAAAACTCGCCGAGGATGAGGAACAGGCCGAGAAAGATAAGTTGGCGAAGGATGAGGACGATAAGAACGAAAAAGAGAAGATGGCAAATGACAGTAAATTAGCCATGGACTCAGCTATTAAAGGCGTAGAACAGCGTTTTGCCGCACTTCGCCAGGCTGAGCGTGATGTTCGCCCGGTGGTTGGCGAACTGGCTTGCGATACTGCTGAAGAGGTCTACCGCACAGCTCTCAAACAGATGGGATGTGCAGATCATGCATCGCTACCATCTGCCGCACTTCAGTCCGTTTTTAAAGCCTATTCCCGTCCAGCAATGGCTAACGACTCCACCTCCATCAACCACAGCTCACGCGAAGCCGTGAAAGCCTACTTCGAGGGGAAATAATATGTCTTTTCAAAAGAGCGTAAGCCTTTATTCAGGTGTAGGTCAGGCAGGCCAGCCAGCATCGAATAGCCCAATCATCGCAGCAGCAGGTGGTCCCGGCGCATACCAGGCAGGGACGAGTGGTCTGATCATGGCTCGCTTTGCCTGGCGCAACTCGACCAATCCACTGAAATTGGACAATACCGGTACAGGCAAGCCGGTCGGCTACGTGATGAACAATGCCAATGCAACGATTGGTTATCTCCAGAGCAACAGCATGACCATTCCTGCCGGGCGCGAAGCTTCTCCGGTTGTTGGCGGTGACTTCTGGGCTATCTCAACCACAGTGGCAACCGTTGGTCAGAAAGTGTTTGCGGTTCTGGCAACTGGATTGCTGGCAACCGGTGCTGCGGGCGCAACTATCTCCGGTGCCGTTGAAACCGACTGGTCTGTCGCAAGCCCAGCAGCTATCGGTGATTTACTGATTATCTCTACATGGAGCAAAGCATAATGCCTCAACTGACTCAGGCTGATTTCGCGGCCTTTAAAGCGGAAGCTGAATCGCGCGGCATTTCCCTGCCACCAACTGTAACCCGTTTTGCAATGGATGCTGACACTCAACCTGGCATGGCTCCTAACGGTGGTATTCCTGCGATTGTCTCAACCTTCATTGATCCTGAAATTGTGCGCACCATCTTCGCCAAACAGAAAGCAGTGGATATTCTGGGCGAGAAGAAAAAAGGTTCATGGGCTCAGGACACCATGATGATCCAGCGCATTGAGCAATCTGGTGATGTCGCCGGGTATGACGATTACAGCGAGCAAGGTGGTAACCAGGTAACATCCCATTGGGAAAATCGCCAAGTCTATCGTTATCAGACTATGGTCACCTATGGCGAACTGGAGCAAGAGCGCTATGGCCTTGCGATGCTGCCATACGTGGCAGAAAAACAACGCGCTGCAGCATGGACCCTCAACCAGGCGCAGAATAAGTTCTATTTCTATGGTGTATCAGGGCTGCTTAACTTCGGCATCCTCAATGACCCTGACCTGCCAACGCCAATTACCCCGACTACCGTAGATGGTGCGACGTTGTGGTCAGCGAAGCAGGTCGTCGATATTTACAACGATATTCTGGCGTTGTATCAGGATCTAATTACCCGCACTAACGGTGCAATCGGTGATGGTATCGACATGGCTTCTCCGCTGGTTCTGGGGATGAGCCCTAACGCATCCGTCTGGTTCAAGCGTGCTAACGAAGTGTTCGGCAACACAGTCGAGAAGATGGTCAAAGACACCTTCCCGAATCTGCGAATCGAAATCGCTCCACAGTACGATACGGATGCGGGCGAACTGGTGCAGATGTTTGCTGAAAATGCCCAAGGGCAGGATGTGGGTTACTGCGCGTATAGCGAGAAGCTTCGTGCACACCCGGTTATCACCATGACCTCAAGCTGGAAGCAAAAGCACTCCGGCACTACTTACGGCGCGGTGATTACCCAGCCAGGTCTATTTGCGCAAATGCTGGGGGTGTAAGAAATGGCTAAATCTTCCAAATACGTAATCGGCTGCAAATTACCGAATGGTTTGTCATTCAGCCATGGTGGCCAGAAAATCACCCTGGCTGGCGCTAACTCATCCGTGCTTGTAAATGGCTTCGGCATGACAAAGGACGTGCCAGCAGAGGCATGGGAGGCATTCGAGAAGAATCACAAGGACTCGAAGTTCATCAAAAATGGCATTGTGTTCGCCGTATCTGATGAAAAGTCTCTGCAAGATGCAACTCTTGAGCGGTCAAAACAGAAGACCGGTCTTGAGCAGGCAAGCAAAGAAACTGCCGGTGTGACGGAAGACAAAGAGGAATAAACCATGGCGATCGTGGTGCTTGATATAACAAAGTTCCGCGCCATGTTCCCCGAGTTTTCCAACGTATCAAATGAGCTTCTTCCATTCCTGTTTGACCAGGCCACCGATTACCTGAACAACTCCGATTTTTCACTGGTTGATGACGTCATTAAGCGTGAGCGATTGCTCTACTTGCTAATGGCTCATTTGGCATACGTGCGATATGGGGATGTCAATGGTAACGGTGGCTCGGGAATGGTTGGTCGCATATCTTCAGCCTCAGAAGGTAGCGTATCGGTTTCATCTGATATCGGGCCGGTGGAGTTTCGTTACGCCTGGTATACACAGAGTCCATATGGCATGGACTACTGGCAGGCTACGAAAGTCTATCGCATGGCTAACTACTATCCGGGGTGTTGATTATGGCTGACCTGATTATGGACTTCCTGAATAAGACGGCTGGAGAACTTCAATCGAAGCAGGTGAAGGTCGGGTTCATTGATGGGGCAACTTACCCTGATGGAACTTCTGTCGCGCAGGTGGCGGCCTGGAATGAATACGGGCAGCCAGAAAATAACCAGCCGCCAAGACCATTTTTCCGCAATGCCATAAGCGAAAAAGAAGGGGACTGGACCGACTCTATCGCAAGAGGGATTCGGGCGGGAATTCCAACCGATCAGGTTCTTGAAGTAATGGGGGCGCAGATTAAAGGTGATGTTCAGGAGTCAATTTCTCAGCTCATGGACCCACGCTTGTCAGATGTGACGCTGCATATCCGTAAAACAAGGAAGGTGCTGCCAAATGAATCAACCAAGCCGCTTGTAGACACGAAGGTGATGATTGGCGACGTCAACTATGAGGTGAGCGACATTGAATCTTCACAAGATAGCCAATAGCGCCATTCGCCGCGTTAACCCAAATATCTCCGCCGTCCTGAAGAAATACGCCGGTGAAGTCATCGGGGCTGGCAGAAATCCGCAACCCTCATACCTTCCTGATCAGGATGTCATCATCCAGTTGCAGCCCCTTAGCAAGGGGGAAATGCAGCATGTGGATGGGCTGAACGTGCAGGGGCTGGTCAAGTCGATTTATGTGAATGGCAACTACTTCAGTGTCCAGCGAGAAAAGGAGCAGGGCGGCGATATCTTCCAGATCAATGGCGAGACGTGGCTTGTAGTTGAGCCCATCGAACTGTGGCCGGACTGGTGCCGCCTGCTGGTTAATCTACAGGTAAGCACATGAACGACTTTACGATTGATAGCATCATTGATGTGCTGGCTGATTACATCGAACCAATTGGCGGGACTTGCCGACAGGCGCAGGCCAACAGGGTGCCGATGCCAAAAGGACAGTTCTGCATCCTGACCCCCTTGCGATTCACCCGGTTATCCACGACGAGAGACATTAAGCAAGATACCGGCTCTCCGGCTACCAGTGCGATGGGCTACACCGAGGTTCGCCAGGCTGATATTCAGGTAGATATCTATGGTCAGGGTGCAGGGGATCGGGCTATAGCGCTTGAGACTGTTTTTACCTCTGGCCATGCCTACGACAAAATTAAAGCCATCGATTCAAGACTGGCTCCGCTTAACTCAACTGCTGCGATTCAGGCTCCGATGATTGATGCGGAAAGCCAGTGGCAGGAACGCTACACACTAACACTTTCTTTACAGGCACATATTACCGTGTCGCTCCCGCAGGATTATTTCGACGACGCCGAAATTACCACTGAACAGGTAGATAAACGCCCATGAGCACAATCCCTTTATCCGTTGATTTTAATATCACGCCCAATGTTGTGACGCCTGCCGGTGATGCGGTGGACGCCAATGGCCTGATGCTGACCGACAATGAACTGGTGCCGGTCGGCGCTGTTGTTAGTTATTTTTCCGCTGCTGATATCTCTGCATTGATGGGCAGTGATTCCAAGGAGTTCCTCGCCGGGCAGCAGTATTTTAACGGCTATGAAAACTCTTCCGTAATCCCTGGTGAATTGCTGATGTCGCGCATCGTGACTGAAGATGTTGCCGGGTATTTGCTGTCAGGAAATCTTAAAGGTGTGCCACTGGCCACGCTGAAAGCAATCCCGGCAGGAACCATCACACTAACCGTTGACGGCACATCAGTAACCAGTACCTCAATTGACCTGTCTACAGCGACGAGCTTCACTGACATCGCAAGCAAGCTTCAGACCGGAATTGGCACAACAAAAGTGGCTGTCGAGTGGCTGTCTGTAGCTAACCGCTTCATTATCCGATCTGCAACAACTGGAGATGACAGTGCGGTTTCATATGCTAACGCTGGCGCACTGGCGACAGGGTTATTACTGACTGCGGCCACCGCGGCAACTGTTTCACCTGGCTCTGATGCTGTAACGCCGACTGAGACGATGAATAACATCATCAACACCAACCAGAACTGGATCCCATTCGAGTCTCTGATTGATCTCGATGAAAACGAAAACACCGAGTTATGTGCGTGGACAAACTCGCAGAAAAGCCGATTTGTTTACGTATACCGTGACACATCTGCTGCAGCTACAGTGGCTAACAATCCCGATTGCTTCTATCAGAAAGTAGTTGTGGCCAACGGCTACGAAGGCATTGTTCCCGTTTATGGATCATACCTGTATGGCGTGATGCCTCTCGCATACTCTGCAAGCATCGATTTTGCTCGAACTAACGGGCGAATCTCCTTTAAGTTCCGTGGATTCTCTGGGCTGGCTCCAAACGTAACTGACCTCGCTACCGCGCAGGCGCTTAAATCCAACGGCTATAACTTCTACGGCTCATACAGCCTGAACAAAACAATGGCGCAGTACGCCTCAGATGGCGCTATTAGCGGTAAATTTGCTTGGCTTGATAGCTTTATCAACCAAGTGTGGATCAATGCAAATCTGGTTGGTGCATTTGCAAATTTGTTCACCAACAACCAGTCCTATCCGTTTAATGATTCTGGATATGGAGCAATTTCAGCATCCGTTATTGATGTAGCTAACCAGGGGCTAACGTTTGGTGCAATTCAGAAAGGCGTGGTTCTTGATGCCGCACAAATACGCATTGTGAATAACACTGTGGGCAAGGACATTTCAGCCACGCTCTACTCACAAGGGTGGTACCTGTATATCCCGACGCAAACTGGCGCTGCACGACTTGATCGCGACCTTAAGGGGGTCATCTTCTACTACGTGGATGGGCAGTTGATCCAATCCATTTCCATGTCTTCAACCGCTATCTTATAAGGGAATAAACCATGCCTATCGACATTACATCGGCTAACAGTAAGTTGCGCATTGTCGTGCCTTCTTACTACCCTGGCGGTTTTGATGTAGACGATTACTCAGCAGACAACATGTTTGAAACGGCTGCGCTGCAAAACAAAGAAGACATGATGTCTGCTGACGGTAAATACCACGCAGGCTTCATCTTCAACCCGACAGAGTTCACCATCAACCTGATGGCGACTTCCAATGCTGGCAGTCTCCTTGATGACTGGCTGGCCGCTGAGCGAACAGCAATCTCTGCCTTTGCATGCAACGCCGTGCTGACCGTCCCAGCGCTGGGGGCGAAGTGGAACTTTGTGAATGGGGTTTTATATACGTGGACGCCTGCACCTCCGGGCCGACGAGTTTTACAGCCTCGCCCGGCAGTATTCCACTTTGAAACCGTTACACGGAGCGCTATCTGATGTCACGCAAAGAGATTCCATTCATCATTGAGGAAGACAATCGGGATAAGGGGAAGGAGTTCATCATCACCGAGATGTCGGCATGGGACGCTGACGAGCTGGCTCAGGATATTTTCCGGGCAATGGGTGAATCAAACTTCTCTGAAATCCCGGCCGATGTTATTGCGATGGGGTGCGCCGGGCTTGCTACTGTAGGGTTGAGCGTGCTCTCTGCGTCATCCCCTGACGTAGCCCGGACTCTTCGCGATCGCCTTATGTCCACTGTGCAAATTGCCATAACGCATGAAGGGCAAAGGCAAGTCCGCAAGGTGAATGGTGGCATCGACTTTGAAGAGGTTTCAACCATTCGCCTGGTGATGGACAAAGTCTTTAAGGCCAACTTCGATTTTTTAACAATCGCCGAAGGGTAAAGTACCCGTTTCTCGAAGAGGAAACCCTTCCGGCGAAATTAGTTTCTCCCGTCAATATTTCCCAAACTATCAACGCCATCATCTGCGCTGGAAAAGCAACGTACATCGAATTGCAGGAGAACCTGTCCGTAAAGGATATGTACAACCTGCTGGAGATTATCTCTGTTGAGAACTTTAACCAGCGCGTGTGGCATAAGCATCAGGAGCAGCGATGATCATCCAGGAACTGGCGTATAAGGTAACCATCAAGGCCGATGAGTTCCTGAATGGTAAAAAGAAAGTAGCGGATGGTGCCAAGGAGCTTGGTGATACGGTCACCAAAGAGTGGGAAGGGATTGGCGACACAGCAAAGACCACCGGTGAAGAAATCGTCAAAGTTGGCGATGAAATTCAGCGCTCGAATAAAGAAACAGGGAAGTCTCTGTCTGACGCTGGCTTTGACGCTAAGAAGTTCGGCACTGCGGCGGTATCGTCATTCCGTGGCGTTACAGCGGCGGCGGCCGGATTCCTTGGGATTGGTGCCGGGCTATACGGTGTTAAGCAGCTATTCACCTCTACGGCAAACGAGATAGTCAGAGCCAGCCAGCAGGCTAAGTTCTTTGGCTCTGACGTCAATAAGATGTTCGGGGTACAGCGTGGCTTTAAGCAGGCAGGGCTTAACGGTGATGCGTTTATCTCTGCTTCCGGCAATGCCCGCATGGCCCTGGCTAACATTGCTGACCCTACAGTGTTCGGCGGTCTGACCGGTGCAGCTCAAAACCTTATGGTGCTGGGCGCTCGCACCGGCCTGAACATCAATAAACTTGGCGACCCCAACAAAGCGCTCTCTGAGTTTACCCGGTACGGCAAATCTCACTCACAAGAAAACCTGATGCAGGTGATGTCTGCCGCCGGATTCGACCCCACCGATGCAGCCAAAATTAAATCTGGTGAGTTGAAGTCGCTTGTCGATTCCGAAACCAAGAAGTCGAATATCACCGCCGCACAGGTGAAAAAACAGGAAGATCTTTTAGTGAAAATGGGTGAGCTAGGATCGCAGGTTGAACGAATAGCGCAGGGACTTGCAGTTGCTTTCGCCCCGGCAGTAATAGAGGGCATGCAGGCTTTCGGAAAATGGATTGAAGACAATCAAGGAAATATCATCGGCTTCTTTCGGGATGCAGGAGACTCAATTAAGAAGTTAACCGAGTCTGTCGGAGGGGCAACAGCACTTCTCCTGCTGCTTGCTGTGGGGCTTCGGTCTAATCCACTGGTTTTGGGCGCAGTGGCAGCCGCAGCAGCCGCTAACGCTGTAGATAAGGACAAAAGGGATGCAGCCGGGAAGAACAAAGATGTGGGGCAATATCTTTATGAAAAAGTCCACGAAGATAAGTCGCCTTTTCTGACCTGGGACTCAATCAAAGCATTATTCGGTGCTGATGAAGTTCCTCAGCATGCGCAATCTGCAAGGATGGCTAAGTCCTCTCCAGGTGGAATGGATGATCTTCTTCATGGCGTAATGATGACAGAGTCGGGTGGAGACCCATTCGCATACAACGCATCTGGAGCTACCGGCGCTTATCAGTTCATGCCGAACACCGCCAGAGACATGGGGCTTCGTGTTGATTCTCAGGTTGATGAGCGACTTGACCCTGAAAAGTCACGAGCTGCGGCCTCCGTTTACATTAGTCAGCTCTTAAAGAGGTACAAGGGCAATATCGACGATTCCCTGATGGCTTACAACTGGGGGATGGGTAATGTTGACCAATGGATAGATCAGGGGAGAGGAGAGGGATATACCAACAAAAAAGGTGAATTTGTTCCCTTGCCAAAAGAAACCAAAGATTACCCTGGCAAGGTGCATGGATACATGGGTGACGCCAGAAATTATTATGAAACCCAAGGTCGACTGGCCGACAGCAAGCCATATCAACTGTCTTCAAGTGGTGGCGGTCCCCAGGTAACAAGCAGCACTCATATCAATACAGTTAACGTTAATAGCAACCCACAAACTGTGGACGCTTTAACACAAAGCATCAAAAAGCAAGCGCAAAGAAGCTCAACCAATTCATCATTCGCAAGCGCTGTGAAGTAACGCCTATGGTCTGCATTGGCGGTTGGTTCTAAATGTAGATATTATATCCAATAATATTGACACAGTGAGGTGCGATTAATGAGGCGGTCTCTGCTCTATTTCTTTGTTTACACATTTACATTTTTGTTTTTCTTCATGAGCCCAATTGGTCATTTGATTGCCGGTAATGACTTGGCGCTCGCAGTGTTATGGGTGGTCATATCTTCCGCAATCGTGCATGTCATCCACTTCTGGCCTACGAAAGAAAGATAAAGCAAGCCCACCCTGGTGGGCTTTTTGTTCATGCAAGTTCACGTAAGGTCACGGAGGCTCACTCCGGTTCACCTTGCTCAAATATGAGTAATAGTATTAAACTGCTATTAACAACATCATGTTGTACCTAACCAAGAATCACAATCTTTGGTTTTGTGTCATAGGTGCTCCTGCATCACTAGGAGAACGTTATGCATACTATTCAAGTAGATAAAAATAAAATGCCATTTTTCGATACCTTCAAAACAGCTACGGTAGTTGGCTTGCTTATGCAGCAAGTGTCGTCCGTGCCTTGTCATGAAGGAAATCAGTTCCCTAGCAACCCGTATAGCTATCATCTGAGCAATGAGACAACTAGCCAGATACGGGGGCTTATGATGGATGAGTCTGTAGGATTCATCAAAGATCTGACCGCGACCCTAAATCAGGCGTACTCCGTGTTGCTGGGTTCTAATGAGTCAAACCAGGAATCTTTCATCAAGAAACTTGACCCTGAACAAACTGACCTTATCGAGCTTCAGCTTCGTGGTCTTGAAGGGGCGATTAAGAACGTTTATACGAAGTGTTCTGGCGAACAAAGCGAATTGGTCAAGCCGGCTCTGATTGCAACAGCTCAAGCCAGGGCGTCTGCCGCTAAGTTAAATCATCTGATTAGCCAGATGATCACTCATGTCGATACTTTTGAAAGTAACATCGACATGGAAGGACTCAGGGCTCTTGCAAAACACGGAACGAACGTCTTCGCATCCGGTAAATTTCACTGAGGTAAAAATTGCACATCACTGTGGATTATAATCGCGATAGTTATGGTTACTATCTATCTCCAGTCTTCGTGCAGTTTCCTTCGCTGGAAAAGACGCTTCTGGAAGATTTTAAGTTGTATCAGGCTACAGGCAAGCTACCCGACTACTTTGGTCGAGATACTGCTTATGACCGACCTGAAGACATACAAGACTCAGGGTTGTGGCATATTCATCTATCTTTGGGGGATGATAAATTCAAGGTTAACCCCAAGTTCGGAACTGCAACTGACCAGAAGACAATGCAATGGAACCGAACATCTGATACTGCTCTTGTGTACGCAAAGGGGTTGTTTGATGAAAACAGCTATTCATTGATTGCCGTCTTTACACCATCTGCGCATAACAAGGCGAAAGACTACGACAGGATGAGAATCCTGGCCGAGTACGCAAGAAAATTTTCAATGCAAATCTAAACCCACCATTCGGTGGGTTTTTGCTTTCTGGGGTCAGGTGGGCTTTTTGTTGGTAATGCCAAAGAAATTATCAATCAGATTTATTTTTTTCATATTCATAATATAAAAGAAGCAGTTTACGCGCCATTTCGTGCGGCTCAATTCCAGCTTCGGCTGCTTTTTTATCAATAGCTTGAGCGATTTCCACAGGAAGAGAAACATGGAATTCCATCTCTCCTTCAGGCATAGGCTCCTGTATGAAGTCCTTGGTATCTCCATACGCCAGCCATGAAAATGGAACCATCATACCCTTTGCCAGCTTGGCTATGACATTAGCCCTTGGTTTATTTATGCCAGCCTCGTATCGAGATATCTGAGCCGCAGCAACATCAGATTCCCTAGCAAGCTGTTCCTGGGACCACCCAAGTTCCGCTCTTCGTTCTATCATGCGCCTGGCAATATCGTTATGTTTAATCATAATTAGTATTGAAGTGTATTGACATATTGATTGTGGAACCATAACATTCACTATACATGACAATTGATGACACTTAAATACTAACGATGACTAAATTGAAGAAACGAAAATCAATATCTCAAATCAAAGATGTCAAAGGTTTGCGTGAAAAATTTAATCGTAAAATTAAGGTTAACCCCTTGAATGGATGCCATGAGTGGTACGGCTCACGCAATTATGATGGTTATGGGCAGCTTTCGCATGAAGGGAAGACCTGGGCGGCACATCGAGTTTCCTACGAACTCAATTTCGGGGTTATTAAGCAAGATGAAGCGTCATGGTGGGTGCTGCATAAGTGCGATAATCCAGCATGCTGTAACCCAGCCCATCTTTTTAAAGGTACAGCACAGGATAACGCCATTGATTGTGCGAACAAAAAAAGAAAACGACTTGGATACAGACCACTGTCGGCTTTCTATGGAAGAGAGCAAGATCCGAACAAGAGTTTTGGAACTGTATATTATGAGTTTAAAGGAGAGATTAGGAAACTTGGTGAATGGGCGGAAATTATGGGGGTCAATCAATCCACACTTAGCCAACGGTTTGAGGCTGGCTGGCCAGAAGAGGATATTCCGATGCCATCTGCATCATATAAGCGTCATCTGCGCATTAACTGCAATACCATCTATCGCAGATTTTCGGGTGAACAAGAAGTAATTGACTACACCTCTGCGACCCATAAATACGACGAAACCCCAATCGCGCCAACGACTGAGGTTTCTAATTTGTCAGCAACTTACGAGAAACTAACAATGAAGAGTATAGCAACCCAGATCTCCACAATCAACGTACCTTTCCATGGTGCCGATTTGTATGTAGTCAGCGTTGGCTCTGAGGCATTTACTCCAATGCGGCCAATAATTGACGGTATGGGGTTGACGTATCAGGGGCAGGTGGACAAGCTGAAATCACGCTTTGGAAAAGGGGTCATGGAAATCATGATACCTACAAAGGGGGGCGAGCAAACAATGCTTTGCCTTGCTTTGCGAAAACTTAATGGGTGGCTTCAAACCATCAGCCCAAACAAAGTTAAACCAGAGATTCGTGATCGCGTTATTCAGTACCAAGAGGAATGCGACGACGTTCTTTACGAGTACTGGACGAAAGGTCAGGTTAGCAATCCACGCCAGGTGAAAACCTTGCCTGGAAAAATCACGCAAGACCAGCAGATGGCAATCAAAGAACTGGTTAAATCTCGTGGGCAGCCTCTACCAAAAGAGAAGCAGGCCAAAGCAATGATTACCATGTGGTCGGCCATCAAGAACAAGTTCGGTGTCACCTATAAGGAGATAGATGAAGACCAGTTCACAGAAGCGTTATCACTGGTTTCACGCCTTCCACTAGATGGTGAGTTTCTTGGCAAGCAGGAAGCACTACCGGCACCAACACTGACAATTAATCTCCCGGTTCAGTGGTGGATAGACAACAACCCGGCCGTTGAGTACGGCAATCGTCACAACATAGGTCGAAGCAAGAAAGGCATGGCGCTCTGCACTCCGTCACTTGATGTAACTATGGATATGCTCTGTGGTGACAACAGCACTTCATCAGCCATATGCCTGATAAATATTCTTGAGGAGGCTGGGTATGATGTATCCGCACCGAAAGCGGAAATTGTTGCGCTCCGCAAGCATCTCGCCAATGTCGAATACGGAATGAAAGCCATTGCTGATGCCTGTAACCGGGCAGGGAATAAAACCATCATCTTCCGCGGAAACAAAGCGGACATTGTAATTAACTAGGCGCATCACCAAATACAACCAAACCCGCTTCGGCGGGTTTTTTATGGGTGAAACATGAGCATTATCGACCTCAACACGGCAGACATATTCAACGCCATCGGCGGCGGTTCTCCGCTATCTATCATTGATAGCGCACTCAGCCCATCCTATGTGATCCGCTATAGCGGCACAGGTTATGTAGCACTGGAGTTCAGCGGCTTGGCGTCTATCCAGCCGAGTGGGCGGGCACAAATAACCAACGCTCCGATTGAGGGTGGGCAGTATCAGTCAATAAACAAAGTGAAAGAGCCATCCCGAGTACGGTGCTCAATCATAATCAATGGCCTAACAGGATTTAATGGAAGCATACCTAATATATTCGACCTAACACTTACGAGTCAGTCTGAGGCGTTACGAACTATTCAAGTAATGCTCAAGACGACCGGATTGTATGACATTGAGACCCCAAAAGAGACACTTGTTAGCTATGACCTTGTAGATCATGCCTATGGAGTAGATCATCAAAAGGGTGTCACATTGCTGGTTGTTTACCTAGAGTTTCAAGAGGTCATGCAACAAGTTGATGTGATTCTTTCCGGAGCACAATCAGAAAATAAACCAACGAATGATCAGATAAGCCAAGGAGTAACCGGCACAGGAGCTAGCTTGCAAAATGGTGGGGCATCGCCATCCACCATAGACGATCTTGGAAAATCATGGTCATCACTAAAAACATCAATAAGCGACGCTTCTGGAAATGCCTCAAGCGCTATCACGGCTGGTTTTCAAAGTGCACTGGATACCGTTAAAAATCCAGTTCTTGAAGTCACCAATAGTGCTGTACAGAAATCTGAAAAGCTAGTCAAAAACATCGTCGAGAATATAACCGGATCCGGGAGGGCATAGAAATGTTAGCCATCTCAATTGAGCCGCAAAAATCCCAGTCTATATCCGTGAGCCTCGATGGTCAGCAGTGCGTGATACGAATGATTCAGCGTGAAAGTTTTATTTATATGGACTTTACGGTAAATGGTAACCCAATCATGCAGGGCGTCCCATGCCTCTACGGTAATAAAATGGTTGGGTATTCATACCTTGGGTTTAAAGGTGATCTTGTTTTCCTTGATAGTGACGGTCAGCAAGACCCCCATTGGGATGGGCTGGGTAAGCGTCATATACTATATTACATAGAGGAGAGTGAACTTGTATAAGCAACATGCACTCCGATTTGAATTTACAAATAAAAAATCATCCTTTGATGGTAATGGAAATAATAAGATTTCCATTGGAAATATAAAATCGACCGTTTCTTTAAATTCAATTGTAGCGGGAAGGTTGGGTGCTGCCGCAGAGATTTCGCTTTTTGGGCTTGGTTTAAAACGAATGTCTGATTTGTCTGGACGCGCTCAAGGGATTATTACAGATGACCAGCAAATAGATGTTGAAATATATGCAGATGAATCATTAGTTTTTTCTGGAGGCATGACGGCATCAATCGCCAACATGAACGAGGCACCTGAAAGCAGCTTGATGATTTCTGCAACAGCCAATGCAAACCTGCAAAGCATGACAGCAAGCCCATTCACTGCTCAGGGCTCGCAAAATATAACAGATGTGATCAGTTCAATTTGCAATGCTGCCGGATACGAAGTTGCATTCAAAGGCATGAAAGGAATGACAACATCAGGAAGTCCTCATTTTGAAGGGAGTGTATTCGATCAGCTAAATCGGGTGTGCTCAGACTACGGGATTTCAATGTCAGTAACTCCACCAAAGAAAGTAGAGTTCTGGCCGTCATCAGAGCAGCGTGATGAAGTAATGCCTTTTATATCCCGAGATTACGGCCTTGTTGGCTATCCGATTTTTTCATCGGGTGGAATGATGTTTCAGACACAATATTCATCACTTCTTAGTATCGGACGATATATTAATATTGAAACCGACTTGCCGTGGGCGAGTGGGGTATATCAATTATCGACGGTAAGGCATGAATTATCATCATGGATGCCAGGCGGTTCATGGCATTCAATTTGCACTGCAAACAGAACGAAAGAAGAAAGGGCGGAGGCTCAGAAAACAAATGGATGATAATTTATTTACTCCAACGAGCGCCCAGGTAAGTGAATCCGAGTCTCTGGAATATATTTTTGAAATGCTGATGTCTGGCCGCTTCTTCATTGAAATAGCAAAGGTGCAGGCAGTTAGAGGAGAGGCACCAAACTTAGTGGTAGATGTTCTTCCTCTGCTTTCAAGAACAGACCGCTCCGGCGCGATGATTGCCAATTCGACACTGTACGAGTTGCCCGTGTTCAGGCTGCAACGAGGTAACAGCGCAATAGTCATGAACCCTGTGGTTGGTGATATTGGGCTTATTGGTGTTTGCGACCGTGATACGTCTTTAATTCGAGCCAATCTGAAAGAGTCGGTGCCAGGCAGCAAAAGAAAGCACAGTAAATCAGATGCCATTTATTTTGGCGGCATACTCAATCAAATCCCGACTCAGTTCATCGAATTTGCAGACGGCGCGATAAACATCACCAGCCCAAACCCGGTAAACATCACCTGCACGAAGGCCAGCGTTACCGCTCCTGACGGCGTGGAGATGACGACGCCATTATTGAAAGTAAGTGGAAGCATTCAGGCTGGCGGGAACATCACGGACAATAGCGGGACGCAATCTGCTTCGCTTAAAACACTCCGCGATAACTACGACGCGCACAAGCACCCTGTTCCGGGTGTTCAGACTGGCGGCTCTACAGTCACATCCAACACAACGGACAAACCGGTATGACCTACAGAACCATGCAATTAGATACATCAACATGGGATCTAACGCTGGATGGTAACGGGAGCATTGCCATCGCTGATGAGTCCTATTCCGTCGCACAGGATGTGGCGAGCGCCTGCCTGGTCTTCTTCGGTGAGTGCTATTACGACAACACACTTGGCATTCCATGGAAAACAGATGTTTTAGGTAAGCGGCCAACGCCAAGCTATGTGGCGCAGAAGCTGCAAACAGAAGCCAAAAAACTTCCCATTGTTGACCAGGCAATCGCGAACGTCTTTTTCGATAAAAACACTCGGCGCATGCGCGGGACTATCCGCGTCACTGACGTAAACGGGAATGTAGCGCAGGCAAATTTATGACGACACTAACGACCGCTGTTCCGGATGTCACAATCACGGAGAATGGCCTTCTTATCCCCGATGTTTCCGACATCCTTTCTGGCCGACTCACTGACATGAGCACTGCGCTGGGTGGTGGTGCCAGTCAGTCATTAAGTTCACCACAGGGGCAAATCGCTCAGTCAGACACTGAAATTATTGCCCAGGTAAATGACAAGTTGCTCTGCCTGTTCAACCAGATGAACCCTGATTTCTCAACAGGCAGGTTTCAGGATGGAATAGGGCGCATCTACTTTCAGGAGCGGATCTCAGCGCAAGGTACGGTGGTCACAGCAACGTGCATTGGCAAGGTTGGCACCACTATTCCGGCTGGTAGCACCGCGGTAGACGAGAATGGGTACATCTATCAAAACATTGATAATGCCGTTATACCCGCACCAGGCTCCATTGATGTGCAGTTCGTCAACACCACGATGGGCCCAATCGCCTGCGGTGCCGGAGCACTTAATCAAATTTATCGCTCTGTACCTGGATGGGATGCGGTTACAAACACAAGCCCCGGTGTTGTTGGTGTCGATGTTGAGTCGAGAATTGCATTCGAAACCCGGCGCAAACAATCTGTGGCCCGAAACAGTCGAAATCAGGATGCTTCCACCCTGGCTGCCATTCTTGCTACGGATGGGGTGTTGGATGCGTATGTATGGTCTAACCGGACGGCGGACACCGTCAATAAGGGCGCGACTAATTACCCTGTACTCGGCCATTCATTATTCATCTGCGTGTATGGCGGGGCTGATGCTGATGTCGCTGAGTCAATTTTCCAGACTTACAACCCTGGCGCAAACATGAATGGGACAACGCATTACACCATTTATGACAACATTAACTATATGGCCCCGTATCCTGAATATGATATGCAATGGTTAAAGGCCACTCCGACACGGGTCTACTTTAAAGTTGAATTGGATAGCTCTCTAAATCCGCCAAGCGATATTACAGCTCAGGTTAAAAATATGATTGTAACCGTATTTAATGGTGGGTATGAGGGGATCGGGAAGGCGAGAATTGGAGCAACAATTAACGCTGGTAAATATTATGCGCCAGTTATTTCTATTTCACCGGATTCAGTAGGAATACTTTCCCTTGAAGTTTCACTGGATGGTTCAACTTTTGGTCCAGCGGTGACAATGGGAATAGACCAGGTTCCCACAATTCAGGAATCAGATATTAATGTAACATTAACGTAAGGGATGAGGCATGTGGCAAGACACCGTTCTTACCCAGTACTCTGCCAGTCAAAAACTTCTATCCATAATTAGCACCTTTGATCAGGCCACCAGTCTTGATGATTTTACGGATGAGTTTATCGCAAGAGTATGGGATTTAACGACTTGTGAGACTTACGGTCTTGATGTGTGGGGAAAGATAGTAAATATTAGCCGGTATATAATTGCGCCTATTGAAAGTACTTCTTTTGGTTTTGGTGAGGCTGATGATGCAAATCCTGATTACCCGACGCCATTCAATGAATCTCCATTCTTTGGCGGCGTTCAAGAGACGACTAATGTAAGGCTAGGCGACGATGCATATCGAACTTTAATATTATGCAAGGCATTTACGAACATTAGCATTGCCACCATACCCGAGATTAATAAGTTTCTTAAAATACTCTTCTATGAAAGAGGGAGAGCTTATTGCGTAAATTATCGAGATATGACTATGGGGATAACGTTCGAGTTTGAACTGGCTCCGTATGAAGAGTCAATTATGACTAACTATGATGTTGTTCCCATCCCTAGCGGTGTACTTATTAATATCAATCAGATCGTGAGTCCATATTTTGGATTCGCTTCAGATGCATATCCATTTAATGATGGAACATTTTACAGAGAATAAATATGAATCGTACCGATGCACCTGTAAAGCAGTCAACCCCGTTCGCTGTTAATGGTCAGCGTGAGCCAATTTTGCCAACCACTCCAGCGGGAGATAGTACAGCATCCTATTCGGATGGGTTCCCGCCAATTACCATGATCCTGAAATCTGCCGGCGGGTTACCTCCGAAAGGTCAGGATATGAATCAGATTTTATTTGAGCTTTCAGCGCTTGCGCGATGGGCCAGTTCAGGCGCAACAAATGCCTGGGATGCTGCATTTTCAACTGCTATTGGCGGCTATCCGATGGGCGCAGTAGTGCTCGGAACCGATGGCACTACGCAATATAAGAACACTGTAGATTCAAACACCACAAATCCAAACACCGGTGGTGCCGGGTGGTTCAATGTAACAACCGGTTATCTCAAGACCGCAAGCAACCTTGGAGAAATTGCAGCCGCTGGATCTACTGCTGTGGCGGCAGCTCTTGCAAACCTTGGACTGAAAACAGCAGCACAGCGTGATGTGGGTACTGGTGCGACTCAAATCCCGGACATGTCTTCATTTACAGGCGCATGGACAGGCGGTGGTGGGACACCAGTAGTTACTGGCGCTGGCTGGCGCAAGGGGCCGGATGGAGTCATTGAGCAATGGGGGGTGTTCGGATTCGGTCCTGATGCTACTGGTACTGACGTGGTATTTCCCACCCCGTTCCCTAGCAGGGTTGAGTCAATTATTCTGACGTTTGCTGATATTCAGGAGACGCAGCTATCACCGACCACCATGCCAGCTATAGGGGTTAATTCTGTAGGCACCGTTCGAACAGGGTTCACTGCGCGAATGTCAGGCAGTGGCGGTTATAACTTATTTTATATGGCTATGGGGAGGTAATATGAAAGAGATAATCAGCAGTGTATATAGCCCATCAGAGAACGCTATTTATCAATCAGCACTCTATAATGAGTATTCCGCAGCGGGAACGTGGCCGAGAGACGGTATCAACATAACTGAAGGCGATGTAAAACAATTCAATGGTGGGAATAAGCCATCCGGGAAGATGCTTGGCTTCGTAAATGAAAAGCTATTATGGATAGATCTTCCACCATTAACTACTGAAGAACTGGCTGTAGCAGCAACAGCCAAGAAAAAACGGTTGATAGCAGAGGCATCAGATGTTATTGCACCGCTGTTAGATGCAAAAGACGGTGGATATATAGATGAAACTGACCTTCCTGTGCTGATTGCCTGGCAGAAATACCGCTACGCGGTGACGAAAGTTGATCCAGCCAAGCCTGTATGGCCTGAGAAACCAGCCGCATAGGAACGTTTAGTGTAAACCTCCTTGATCTACCTTCTGGTTAAAATATACTGTGATTATATACAGTATAAATCAGAAGGTATAATCATGGGCTTCCCATCTCCAGCGCTCGACTTTGCAGAAAAACGCGTCAGTCTCGATGATCATTGCATCACCGTACCGCATGCCACGTATCTTGTGCGGGCTGCGGGTACGCACTGGCGCGCAGGAATCATGAGCGGTGCGTTACTCGTCGTCGATAGCAGCAAGACGCCATGCGATGGTTCGATTGTCGTGGGTACGGTGCAGGGTGAATTCAGGGTATTGAGATTTCGGAAAGTGCCGAACCCTCATCTTGAGGAAATCGACCATCCGGAGAATAAGTTTTCACTGCTGGATGATTTTGAGGATGACGGAGTGTTCGGCGTGGTGACGTGGATACTGAACGATGCCAGGAGTGGAGAGTTCGACGATGTTCCGGTGATGTGA